GCAACAGTACGATTACAGCACCGATCTTGGCGGCAATCAGTGGACTTTTAAGATTTCTTACTTAACTCCTGATACGTCGCATTCGCTATGCTTCCAAGAAGTGTATTACAGCGACAAGTCTAAGCGCTGGAATCTGGTAAATGGAGCCAACGGGCTGACAGAGAAGGTCAATGGTCTGAAGATTGGTCGCCGCGAAAAATGGTTACGCTAACGCATTAAGGGGAAATGAACATGACACAAAAAGAGCGAGTATTGCAGTTTTTACAGGATGGCGGGAAGCTTACCCGCCTGAATGCTTGGGATGAGCTTGGCGTCTTGGAGGCGCCTGCCAGAGTCTGGGATCTCAGAGCTGAAGGCTACAACATTAAAACTAAGTTGAACCCAATCAAAAACCGATATGGCGAGAAAGTCCATATTGCTACTTGGACATTGGAGGATGAGGCATGATTCTTAATACTGGTGAACACTGGCAGCCTGTAGAGACAGACGTAATAGCATGGGAGAAGGCTTACCCTGCAGTCGATGTCAGGCAAGAGCTTAACGCTATGGAGTCATGGTTGGACGCAAACCCCACCAAACGCAAAACTAAGGTGGGTATTAAGCGCTTTTGCAACTCATGGCTGGCCCGCGCACAGGATAAGGGTGGAAGCCCGCAGGCGAAGGCTAAAGGCGGTTACGGTGGATTGCGATCTATGACTGTGATTGACGAGTTGACTGATGTTAGCTGGGTTGATGATTTAGCTGTTAAAGAGGCTTTGAAGAAGCAATACCTGCAGCAGCGTGGGCAATACTGGGACGGCCAGAGGGTGACAGCATGAGAATGTGGCAAGCTTTATTTATCTGGGCGACACTGGTGTTTTTTATAATTGCGCACAGTATGTCGATATGTGACACGGCAGCCTGCATGGGGGGCGTGTAATGGGAATCGGGGCACCTAAAGGGCCGGCGAATGGCAATTTTAAAAGGCAGGTTATCTGGGAGGGCGAGCTATACAGCCTGACTGAGATGGTGCAGGGCAGAGAGTTAAACGCCGGCACACTGCGATCTAGGTTATACCGGAACGCACAGCGCAAATACATTAATTGGCAGGTTTGCTTTGTCTGTCAAGAGAAGTATTTGAGGCCACAGGGCAAGCAAGGTAAGAGCAGGATCATTGTAGACAATAGCCTGCCTTTTCAGGTAGGCCGTTACTCAGTGAGTGTAGACGGGCCAAAAGAACAGTTGGCCCTTAATAAAATGAACCAAGACTGGCTATCAAAACCAATAAGGGAAAATTATGATCAAATTTAAACTAAACGATCCGGCGGCAATCATGCCAACGCGAGGTACAGATAGCAGTGCAGGTTTTGACTTGTACTCGACTAAAAGCTTTGACCTGCGACCTAACGTGCGCCACAGCTACCCAATTGGCGTTAGCTGCGCGATACCAGATGGGTGGTGCGGGATGATCTATCCTCGCTCTGGATTGGCGGTTAAACAGGGTTTAGACAAGCTGGCAGGGCTTATCGACTCTGACTACCGTGGAGACATACACGCGGTGCTGTACAACTCAGGCGATGAGGTAATCGAGATCAAGGCTGGCGACAGAATTGCACAGATGGTTGTGGTGCCATACATGGGCGACGCTGTGCTGGTAGATGACCTAGATGACACCGATAGAGGCGATGGCGGCTTTGGGAGCACAGGGCGATGACAGAACGCCAGAGGGCTGTATTGATCGAGATGAAGAAGGGTATCTGGTACACGCCTAAAAGTCTTGGAACTAACGAGCGATGCTTGGATGGTCTAAGACGACTTCAGCTAGTAAAGCGTAGGAAGGGGGCGCTGTACGATACAGAGTTTACGCTTAACCAGAGATATGAGTACACCAAAATATGATGTGCCCAAAATGTAACATTCGTGCAAGCTGCATGGATAGCAGGCAGGGAGAAGATTATAGGTGGAGGCGTTACCGATGCGCTAAGTGCTCACGCCATTTTACGACTAGCGAGATGATAGACAACGCGCCAGACCCGCGCTGGAAACCAAGAAGAAAACTTGCAGAAACTGAAAGCAAATAAGAGGACTGAATGATGAGTGTTACACCAGAAATCCTTGATGAAATCCAAGAAAAGTTGGCGGATAATTTAGATTGCCATACAGATGAGAAGCATTGGAACAGGGCTATATACGCTGTTAGCCGGTTTTTATGGGACTGGCAAAGGCAGTTGCAGGCCGAGCAGGAGAAAAAACGATGAATGAGCTAGACGCATGGGCGAGCAGCAAGATTGACTCGCTAGAGTATGAGATTGAGCAGCTGCAAAAATATATTGAAACGCTTGAGGCAAGGCTACAGGATGAAGACGAATGAGCGGCAAAGGAAGCAAGCCCAGACCTATACCAGACAAGGAGAAGTTTGAGTCTAACTGGGATAAGATATTCAAGAAGCCAGACACTAAAGGGAAGCCAGATGGCAAAGACACCAAGAACTAAATGCCTAGAGGCGCTGCAGAAACTTGTGCGCCTTAAAGCTGCCGATGACAATGGTTATGCTGCCTGTGTTAGCTGCGGGCAAATGTGCCATTGGAAGGAAATGGACGGCGGGCACTACATACCCAAGGGGCACAGCAGCTACTGGGCTCTGGATGAATGCAATGTTCACCCGCAATGTAAATCGTGCAATGCGTATGGGATGCGGTTTGGTACAGCAGCCCAAGAGTATACGAAATGGATGATAGACTACTACGGGCGGGACTTTGTAGACGAAATGGAACAGAAAAAACGGCTTACAAAAAAGATGTATAAAAGTGATTATGATGATATGCTTGCGGAATTGAATGCTGAGATAAAGCATCATTTAGAGAGGGTTGGAAATGGGTAGCGCACTATACGAGTATGCAACGCCAAGGCAGATTGATTATTTGGAGGCTGTAGAGAAGTACGGAGGGGTGATCAAGGCTGCAAAGGCGCTGGAGATAGACCACTCAACAATCAGCAAGGGCATTGCCTCAGTAAAGAAAAAAGCAGCTCTTTCAGGATACCAGCCAGAACGCGGCTTATCCCATCCTACCGCAAGTGGCTTCACCACAAAGCGAGTCTCTACCCTCTACGACCTTGAGGGGAATATCAAAACCCAATGGCACATCCAAGAGCCAGAAAAAGAAGCCCAGTACCAAGCAGCACTTGAAGCTATCGAAGGCTTTACTTGGAAGCCCGCCCCCGTCATTGCAAAGCCTACTGTGTCAGACGACTCACTCTGCACACTGATCACCCTGACAGATTTCCACTTGGGTATGTACGCTTGGCAAGACGAGACAGGCGACGACTGGGACATGGAGATTGCTACCAAAGTTGCTCTGGGTGCCGTACAGCGACTGATTGACGGATCGCCTAAAGCTGGTCTGGGCATACTTAACTTGCAGGGCGATTTCCTGCACTATGATCTACTAGACGCAGTAACTACCCTGTCAGGCCACAACCTTGATCGAGACAGTCGAACCGGCAAGATGGTAGAGGTTGCTATCAAGGTGATCATGGCTGCCATAGAGTTGATGCTTAAGCACTTTGCAAAGGTTAAGGTGCTGATGGTCGAGGGTAATCACGATTTGATCGGTTCCCTATGGCTACGCAAGACAATGAAGGTTATCTACTCACTCAATGACAGGGTAGAGGTAGACGACACTGAGTTTCCCTATTACGCCCACCTGCATGGCGAGATCATGCTGGGCTTTCATCACGGCCACAAGAAAAAGAACACAGCATTGCCGGCGTTATTCAGCAGCGAGCCGCGATACCGTTCTATGTGGGGGCAGGCTAAATACTGCTACATCCACACGGGCCATTACCATCACACAGAGCAGGACATGGCTGAAGGGGGCGGAGCAATTGTTGAGCGCCACCCAACCCTTGCCAGCAGAGATGCTTACAGCGCACGAGGGGGCTACGTCTCATGGCGGGCAGCACACGCGATTACATACCACAAGCAGTCCGGCGAATATTTGAGAGTCACGGTAACCCCGCAGGAGATCCTCAAATGACACGCCCAGAGTTAGAGAAGAGGCTCAGGGTGTATCGTAAGGCCTTCTCGCTGATCGAAGATCATATGGACTGGTATTGGTCGGAAGATAACGAGCAGAACAAGCGCGACCTAGAGGTGATCATTGAAGAGGCCATCGAGGCTCTACTGAGGATCAAGCCATGAAGGTTAAGTCGGACGGATCAACAGCCAGCTATTACGAGCTACCAGAGGGTGCTACAGAGCTACAGCACCTGATAAGCTATAAGAACATGAACGCCCAGATGGGTGAGATCTTCAGGGCTGCCTACAGGTACGGTGAGGTAGAGCACTCAGAGATGATCAGGGACGCCAAGAAGATTCGATTTTACATTGACGCTGAGATAGAGAGGCTAGAACGATATGGGCAAGGTAACTGAGTTGAGACCAAAGGCTACTGCAGATGACATCCTTCAAGCCTTACAGGGCCAGCTAGATTCAGTGTTAGTGTTGGGCTGGAACAAAGACGGCACTATGGTTATCACAAGCAATGAACCAGATGGTGAAATTATGCTCATGCTAGAGATTGCTAGGGTATCAATCGTGGAGGCACATATCAGTGAATACGACGGTTAAATTTTGGTTGCAGGTTGCTCACGACTTTGGCTTTGATGACAAGATAGCCACACTGGGTAACATAATCGACACCAGCGATGGATCAAATATGCGTGCTGCTTTAGAGTTATGGTGCCACGCTGTCTCTGATCAATACGACGCCATACCGCCAGATCTTGATTCTTGTATAAAAGATCAGCAGTTTGGCACTGAGTTATAATAGGCACTAACCCACAATCTTGCACTCCGGAGCGAACAAGATGAGACCAACAAAGTACACACCTGAATTGCTAGAGAAGGCGCACACCTATTTGGATGCCTACGTTACTGCAATCCCATCACATATTGGCCTAGCTAAGTATTTAGGAATAGGCACATCAACCCTTTACGACTGGGGCAAAGATCCTGATAAGGAAGAGTTTTCGGATATATTAGGCCTTGTCATGCAAACCCAGCACGAAGTGCTATGGGATGGTGGCCTTAGAGGCGATTTAAACTCCAATCTGGTGAAGTTAGCCCTAAATAAGCATGGGTACAACGACAAGCAGGAAATCGACCATACAACGCACGGAGAGAGCTTACCAGTTAAGATCTTACTGAGCGCAGAGGTCACCTGTGACGAAGACGAGTAAGATTCCAAAGGACACGGCAGAGATAAAGCTGCCGCCTAAGCTGGTACCTGTATTCTCTGGTGAGGCCCGCTACCGTGGATCATACGGAGGTCGAGGTTCAGGCAAGACTCGCACATTCGCACTGATGACTGCTGTATGGGGTTACAAGTGGGGAATGCAGGGTAAGTCAGGCCAGATACTCTGTGCCCGTGAGTTTATGAACAGCTTGGATGAGTCCTCACTTGAGGAGATTAAGGCTGCCATACGCTCAGTGCCTTGGCTATCCGCCTACTATGAGATCGGCGAGAAGTACATCAGATCCAAAGATGGCTATATAAACTACGCCTTTGCCGGTTTAAGACGCAATCTCGACTCGATCAAGTCAAAGGCTAGGATCATATTGGCATGGGTGGATGAGGCTGAGACGGTATCAGAGACGGCATGGTCTAAACTTATCCCTACAGTGCGAGAGCATGATTCAGAGATCTGGGTGACATGGAACCCTGAGACTAAGCACTCAGCTACTCACCAGCGATTCAGACTACACCCGCCAGAGGACAGCAAGATTGTTGAGCTGAACTGGCGTGATAACCCGTGGTTCCCAAAGGTACTGGATGCAGAGAGACTGGAAGACCAGAGACTCCGCCCAGACAACTACGAGCACATCTGGGAAGGCGGGATGCTTATCCATGTGGATGGGGCATACTATGCCGTTGAGATGCGAGAGGCTAACGCACAGGGCCGTATAACGTCTGTAAACTACGATCCTGCCCTACCTGTAGTAACCGCATGGGATTTGGGTATGGGCGATTCTACGGCGATCTGGTTCGCTCAGATGCACGGCCCAGAGGTCAGGCTGATTGACTACTACGAAAGCAGCGGTGTTGGATTAGAGCACTACGCCAGAGTCTTAGAGCAAAAGCGCTACTTCTACGGACAGCATATCCTGCCGCACGATGTCAGAGTCAGGGAGCTTGGCACTGGTAAGAGCCGATACGAGACATTGATGCAACTAGGCCTAAATCCCATCACAATCGCGCCTCAGCTCGGTGTAGACGATGGCATACAAGCGGTAAGGTCTATGCTCAATAACGCTTGGTTCGACAAGGAGCGCTGCGACAGGGCCATTGATGCTATACGCCAATACCGTAGAGAGTACGACGACAAAGGAATGACATGGCGGGGGCGTCCATTGCATGATTGGACATCTCACTGTGCCGATGCCCTGAGATACCTTGCTGTCGGCTACAGGAAGACCAGCAACTGGGGTGATCCTATCCGCCGCAACCTTCAAGGTCTCGCGTGATATAATCTCTGCATAACCGCGTGGAGATTTATTTGTGGGATTACTTAGTAGATTTAAAGCCGCGTCGCCAGAAGGTCAGGATTGGCTTGAAAAAATGCTGCGCGATGCTGGACAAGTAGATTTGCCAGCTCAGGCTGTTGAGCAGGGATACACTCCTGTCACGTTTTATAACGTAGGTGCAGAGGGTGTTACCAGTTACGACATAAATGCGCCTAGAGCCAACAATGCAAATGCCCCTGTAGGCGTTTACAGTAATGTCGATAAAGGCTGGAGTGATAACTATCTGCAAGAGCAGGCAGACTACACCGGCAGCCCAAGGGTTCAAAATGAGCTGGTAACCACTGGCCAAAATGTATTTGTTGCTGGAGCTGACAAGCCAAGCGATGCGATGATAGAAAGCACCAGAGAGAAACTAGCACAAAACATTGCTGGCGCGAGTTATAACGATTTGCTTGGGCACCAGCAGGACTACATCGACGAAAAAATGCAGGTTTTTTCTGTCACTGGCGACCCAACGACTTTGCCATCAAGCTTCATTAGCGCTCAAGATAAAACCAACATATTTACAGACGCTGGCTATGACATGATGCTGCGCAACGGTAATGAGTTTGTGCATTTAAAGCCAGAGCAGACTCGAAGTGTTGACGCCGCGTTTGACCCTGAACTTAAAGGAACCAACAATTGGCTTGCTGGTGCTGGCGGTTTAGGTTTATTGGGCGCTACTGCAATGGCGCCAAGCGAGTCGCAGGCTGGCGAGCAGGATGCTGCGGAGGTAACAGACCAAGACAGATACCTTGCAGACGTACAGAAAGCCCAAGAGATGGCCCAGAGCGACGATCCTGCAGTGCAACAGCGTGGGCAGGCATGGTTAGACCAGTTTGGCGGAATGGCGTCAGAAGACGATTCTGAGCCCTTTGATGCCAACTACAATTTAACCGACCAGCCGCTGTGGCTTGCTCAAGCTGGAGAGACTTTTCTGAGAGATATTGGCGGGGCAGTTTCGGGTATGTTTGATCCAGAGACAGGTAGAGAGATCAGAGAGAATCGCACACTGCCGGCAACCGATGGCACTGATTACCTTGATCAACAATTTTACGGCGCATTGGGCACTGCTTTACAGCCGGTTGCTTCAGGCATTAAACGTGTAGCAGATATGCCCTACAACGCACAAACTGTGCAGATGGCTGCCAATCCCTACGCTATTCCAATGCCTAGCCCAGAGATGCAGCAAGACACTAGCACTTTGAACGAGGCCATCGGTTTTGCTGCGCAGGAATACGACAAACTAAGCGACAGACAAAAGCGCAATGTCGATAGGTTTGGCAATACTGTTGAGACGGCTAGTTATATTCTGCCCGGAATGGGACTGCTTAGAAAATATTTCGGAGGCGCCAACTAATGGCTAAGGCTGTAGTAAAAGGTTTGCTTAAATCCTTGGATAAGGACAAGCCAAAACCAAAGAAAAAGAAACCCGAACCATTTAAGCTGCCTGAAAACTACCAGTCGCCAGATTCTTTTGGGCCAGAAGTTACGACTAGGCGGGCTGGCGAGGTTATTGAGGCGCCAAGATTACAGTTCCAGACACCTGCTGGTTATGTGGAAGACCCAATATCGCAGTTAGCAATTGCTGGCGAGTACGGCGAAGGCGTCCCCAAAGCAATGATCACAAAAGAGCAAAAGGCGCTGGAACAAAGTGAGCGATACAGGGCAATGCAAGAAAAAAGGCCAGAAGGCAGTAGGGTAGTTGCAACACAAGACACTGCTCTGCCGTCTATTAGCTGGGAGCAGCTTCAGGGCAGGCCAGCTATTATGCTTCCGGCAGACATGGCTATTGGTGGCGGGTTGCTGCAGAGAGTAGGCGGTGTTGATATTGAGCCGATGTACTTGCATGGCGGCCCATTCTATTCTGACATCTGGAAGAGCTGGGCATCTGACTCTGGCGCAGCTACGGGCAAACAGGCCCACGCAATGAAGGTCATGGAAGAGACGGGCCAATTGCCTTTCATGATCTATTCGCCAATGCAACACGCCGGATCAAACTTTAGCTATCACCCATCAATGGCGCAGCTTAGATACCTAGAAGCAACCGGAGACCTAGATGCTGCAGGTAAAGCGCAGTTAGATCAAATGATGCGAAGTTTGCTTGATAAGGGCGACACTAAAAATATTGCAAAAAACTGGGAAGGTTATAGTAGCGCCCGCGACATGATGGATTTAATAACCAACAGAGAAAGGGCAGCATCACTTGGATTTTCAACTGGCAACTTAAGAAAAGCATTGACTCCAATATTAGGCCAAAAGCAAATGCAGATGCATGGCACTCTTCCGTTGTCTGATATCTATCAAGCTGTAAACGAGCCAAATATGCATAACATGGCGCCGCGTCAGGTAGGTTTGCGTGGATTGCTTGCAGAGTTTGAGCAGCCAGAAAACCTGAAGCCAACAACTGAAGATATGGCTATTAGCTACAACACCCAGATACCGGCACAGCAGGCATTTCAGATAGAAGGCGGTACACTGCCTGCGCAGGTTTTGTTTAGAGATATGTTCCAATCTAGATCAAACAAAAATCCTGCACAAGCGTATCGCAGCGCCCAAACTTCAGGCAGTGCGCAGGACTATCAAATGCTAGACCAAGAGACAATAGATAGGATAATGCGCTACATGGAAATGAACCAGCAATAATGCTGTATAATTAAGCCAACTGGAGATCTCGATGGCATTAACAAACTACACAGAGCTGAAGACGGCTATTGCTGACTTTCTCAACCGCGATGACTTAGGTTCGGTAATCCCTACCTTTGTCTCGCTGTGTGAGGCTCAGGTCAACCGTCAGATCCGTCATTTCAAGATGGAGAATCGCGCTACATCAACGATAAATGAGCAGTACCTGACACGGCCTAGCGATTGGTTAGAGACCATCCGAATGACCGTAGAGGCTGACACTACTCGACAGGTAGAGTTGATCTCACGCGCTGCGCTGGTCGATAAAAAGGCTCAAACACTGGGGGCTACAGGCGCGCCACGGTTCTATACGAATAGTGAAGACAGTTTCGAGCTGTACCCTGTACCCGATGGCGACTACAACATCGAGGTTCTCTACACGCAAAAGATTCCTGCGCTGTCTGACAGCAACCCTACCAATTGGCTGCTGACTGACCACCCTGACGTTTATCTATACGGGGCACTGGTTCACTCGGCACCATATCTGCAGGAAGATGGACGGGCTCAGACTTGGGCTCAAATGTACGGGGCTGCTGTTCAGGCTGCCAATATGACATCAGAGAAAGCTAAATACAGCGGATCTGGACTAACACCTAAAATACGAGGGCTACGATGAGCTTTTCAAACTACTTAGAAACCGAAGTGCTGGATCACGTTTTTGGCGGCAACGCTTACACTGCTCCATCTACTTTGTACCTTGGCCTGTACACTGCAGCGCCATCAGACACTGGCGGCGGCACTGAAGTATCTGGTGCAAGCTATGCACGACAGTCTGCAGCTATGACTGTATCTGGCAACGAAGCAACAACTAGCGCATCCGTTGAGTTTCCTGCTGCTGGTGGATCATGGGGAACTATCACCCATGTTGGAGTATTTGACGCAAGCACAGGCGGAAACCTGCTGGCGTATGGCGCACTCACCGCAAGCAAGACTATTGATACTGGCGACATTTTCCGTATCCCAGCAGGATCTTTAGATATAACGCTGGACTGATATGTACTCTGTCGATTCATACTCTACGGTACCGATTGGGGCTGTAGAGTTAGACATAGTATCGGCGACTATATTCGCCACTAGCGATGCCTCCATTACTGGGGGCTTTGTGCTGTCTGTAGACGCGCAAGTTTCTGCAGCTACTAGCCTGTCTGCAGCGATAAACCGCGTTAGATTGGCATCTGTGCAGGTTGACGGCCAGTCTGGATGGGCTGCCGGCGCAAACATTGTCAGGGATGGCGGATCGACAATACTTGTAACCAGTGCATCGCAGATGGCTGGTGAGCGGGTAGCTGAAGCACAATCAGCGATAAATGGCACAACACAACAAGCGACTATTGCTACGCGCATCCGCACAGTATCTGCCGACATAGATGGTTCTGCCGCCCTTGATATTGCAGGCGAGCGAGTAAAACTAGGTAATACTGAAGTTCAAGTACAATCTGGCATAGCTATTGATGCCAATCGAGTACAGAGCGGCGCTGTTGTAGTATACGCTGACACTGGACATGACTTCTCTGCAAACGCTGTCAAGTCCGGCTCTGTGGTCATCTACTCTAACGCAAGCATAGAGTCTGACGCTGCAGTAACCGCTATTGGACAGGTGCAAGCTCTGGCTGAGGCTGGAGTTGATGTCGAGGGTGTTATACTCTGGGTTGAAGTGCCAGACGACCAAGAGACTTGGACTGTAGTTACGACCGGCAATGAGATCTGGACAGACGCAAATAGCGACACACAAAATTGGACTGACACTGTAAGCGGCTCTGAAACTTGGGCTGATGCAACATCAACTACTGAAGACTGGGAGGCCGCATAATGGCTGATACGAACACAACTACTTTCAGCTTGGTCAAACCAGAGGTTGGCGCCTCTGAGGATACTTGGGGCACCAAGCTTAACGCTAACCTAGACACTATTGATGACTTGCTAGATGGCACTACTGCTATTAAGCCAAACCTTACTGTTGGCGAGTGGAAGGTAGGCGGCACTGCTGTTACATCTACCGCAGCAGAGCTTAATCTTTTGGACGGCGTTACGGCAACCACTGCCGAACTAAATCTGCTTGATGGCGTAACCGCAACCACTGCTGAGCTGAACATATTGGATGGCGTTACAGTAAATGCGGCGACAATTAACATTCTTGGCGATGTCACTGCAACAGCTACAGAACTGAATATTCTTGACGGAGTAACTGCAACCACAGCAGAACTGAACATTCTGGATGGTGTAACTTCGACAACCGCTGAGATTAATTTGCTAGACGGCGTAACTGCTACGACTGCCGAAATAAATATTCTTGACGGCGTGACCGCAACCGCCGCAGAGATAAATGCTTTAGACGGGATTACAGCCACTGTAAGCGAGCTTAATATCCTAGACGGTGTAACCGCTACAGCATCAGAGTTAAACGTCTTAGACGGCATTACAGCGACTACAGCAGAGCTTAACTACGTCGATGGCGTAACTTCTGCCGTGCAGACTCAGATCGACTCTAAGCTAGGCGATGAATATCAAGAAATGCCGCAGAACGCAAAAGACAGCTCTTATACTCTGGCTCTGTCGGATAGCGGTAAGCACCTGTATCACAGTAACTCTACAGCTTACACTTGGACTATACCGGCAAACAGCTCGGTAGCATTCCCACTTGGCACAGTAATTACTTTCGTGAACGATGGTTCCGGCGATATAACTATTGCCCGCGCTTCCGGTGTTGCTTTGATTGTTTTTGGCACCGACCAAAACGCTACTCTGTCGCAATACGGCTTGGCCACTGCAATCAAAGTCGGCACTGATCGCTGGTATATCACTGGCACTGGTGTAGCGTAATGACGGGCGTACTTGGTGGTGTATTGCTGGGCGCAAGGCAGGATCGATTTGTCTATGAGGCAATTGATTTTGGGCGTGTAAGTACATCCGGCTCAATACATACGTTTTCAGTCACGGATGGTGACAATATAAAAGCTGGGGAAGATTTAAATTATCTTGCCTTTATGATGTTCAACGGTGCAGCTAACACCAACTCGGTCTCGTCTTTTGCATTTCAAGGTACTAGCGCAAACATACTGTATGACTTTGTTGTCGATCAGACAGATTCAGAGCACGCCGGTGTCACAATAGGTGCGCATTATGTTGACAATGGTCAGCCAGACAAAGGTGTAGTTATAGGTTTAAGCAACACAATAAACGCCAAGGTAACTGGCTACTACCGATTCTTTGGAGGCAGGGGGGCTATTCTTACGCCTACTTATATAGAGCGGGCAAACTTATCTTACCCTCAAACGCACAGCGGAATATCAGTTAAAAAAGACGATGTTGTGATTGTTTTGGTTTGTGCAAGAAACCTTGCGGCTAACCCAATATCAGCTACTAATTTAACTGAAGATTTCACATACGGATCTGGAGAGATGGATTATTCTGGATTCTCTACGCAGATTGATGCTGATGGTACGTTTAGCACAACAATAGATGTCACTAACGAAGAGCAACAATACGGCCATATCTTACTTGTAGTTAGGAAAGGTGATTAAGAATGCCCTATGTCAGTATTGCTTTACCGGCAGGAATGCGCAATCACGGCACAGACTTGGAGTCTACAGGACGATGGATTGATGGCAATCTGGTGCGCTGGCAAGGTGGATCTCTACGGCCAGTAAATGGCTGGGATCTGCGCAAAGCAACTTCATCATCGAACCCACCGCGCGGTTCTTTAGCATGGGTAGATAACTCATACGACCGACAAATTGCTTTTGGTACATCTAGCGAGCTATATGCCATCAGTCAGGCAGGTGTACTAACCGATATCACGCCAACTGGCTTGGCTACAGGCTATGCAGATGCCGACGAAAACTTGGCATTTGGCGGCAAACCTTTTGGCACTGGATACTATGGCACAGAGCGCCCTTCTAACGGCGTTTTGCTGGAAGCGACTACATGGGCTTTAGATAACTGGGGCCAGAACCTTGTCGCCTGTCACAGCGCTGATGGCCGTTTGTTCGAGTGGGATTTGAATACGTCAAACGATGCCGCTGTAATTGCAAACGCCCCCGTAAACAACAAGGGGCTACTGGTTACTGAAGAGCGATTCTTATTTGCCCTAGCCTCTGGCGGTAATCCGCGCAAGATTGCATGGTCGGATCGTGAAAACAATACCGATTGGACTCCAACTTCATCAAACGAGGCTGGCGACATAGAGCTGCAGACTAGCGGCGAGATCATGTGTGGTGTACGCACAAAAGGTCAGGCAGTCATTATAACGAGCAGGGATGCGCACGTTGCCGTTTACCAAGGCCCGCCATATGTGTATGGCTTTGAGCGTGTAGGCAGCTCATGCGGCGTTATATCGCGTCAGGCGGCGGTCTCAGTTGTTGATGGTGCATTCTGGATGGGCACCAATGGATTCTATGTGTTCAACGGTTCTGCAGTGCAAGATCTGCCATGCGAAGTTAGAGACCATGTGTTCACTGATATGAACACTGCGCAAAGCTCCAAGGTTGCTGCAGTGCACAATGGGCAGTTTGGCGAGGTCTGGTGGTTCTACCCTTCTGGCGATTCAACAGAAAACGACTCTTACGTCGCATATGACTATGAAGAGCAGCACTGGCACTTTGGTAAGCTAGATCGTACTACTGGAGTGGATCGAGGCGCATTCAACCGCCCCCTATGGTTCGATGCGAGCGGTAACGTATACGACCAAGAGAAAGGTAACAACTACGGCGGCCTAAAGCCTTACGTCGAGTCTGGGCCGATTATGATTGGTTCTGGTGATCAGATTGCTAAAGTTATTGGCCTAGTACCTGATGAAGAAACACAGGGCGACGTTACAGCCTACTTCAAGACTCGTTTCTACCCCAATGGTGAAGAGCGGGAGTATGGGCCATTTGCAATGGGCGAGCCCACTAACTGTCGATTCTCTGGCCGCCAAGTGCGGATGAAGTTGATCGGTAGAGACCTAGATGACTGGCGTGTAGGACAGATGCGCTTAGACATTATTGCCGGCGGTAAGCGATGAGAGATGCGTCGCCAGTACCGGCTGCTGACTGGAAGAAGTGGGCTGAGGCTATGCGCCGATGGGCGGATCGGACTCGCTCAAAGCTTGTAACCTTTCTAAGTGACGACAGTGCCGCAGAAGACGGAGTGCTGCTGTGGGATCGAGAAGGCTACCCAGTAGTATCTAAAAACGGAGAGTGGCGGCAGATAGTTCTTGCTGATGGGGGCGGGATGTTTGTTCGCACATCTGAAACCTATGCCGCAGCAATCAATACGGCATACCCAATAGTCTGGGAGTCTACGGCCTTTGCGTTTGGTATGAGTTTAGATAGCGGAGACAACTCAAAGATAGTGTTTGACGAGTCTGGCTATTATTTAGTCAACTTCTCTGTCGAGCTTGAGTCTGGAAGCTCTAGCGCAAAGGACGGATATTTCTGGCCACGAGTAAACGGTACGGATGCCGCAGGTTCTACAATTCATGTTACCCTGTCTGCTAATGGGG